AAGATCAAACCAGACAAACCGGATAACCACCTGTTTGACTGTATTGTCGGCGCCGCCGCGGCAGCCAACCGCCTCGGCGCGGCGCTCCCAGGCGTCGCCGGCGGCCGACCACAAACCCGTCAACCGATCCGACTTTCCGATTTACAGGGGCGCAGATAATGGAAGATAAACCGATTCGACTTTCCGACCTGCGAAACGCAACCCGCGACGGCGGCCTGATCTGCCCGCAATGCGGATGCGGCCATTTTTTGACGACATCGACCGAGCCGCTCAGTAGCGCCACGATCCGCCGGCGGAAACGATGCCGAAATTGTGGCCGCGCAATCGTCACGCACGAACGCACGCGATAGGCGATCAGAAACGTAGGGAAACCGAAGTTTGCGCCAAATTAAATTGGCATATATGGCAAAGACGGCCGATTCTGGCGGCCGCAGGGAGATCAGGCGGCCGGTCGCCCCGTTTTTCCTCTAGGCTCGAGTCGCCGACATTCAGCGAGGCGGCACGCGGCGCTTGTGTCCGACGTCCACAACCCGCCGAGCTGTCTGCCGGCCGTTCAACCCCGCGATCACTCCCCAAGCTATGAGACGCACATGCCCGACGAGCTACGCGACGCAATCGAATCTGCCGCACAAAACCCCAAAGCGGCAGCCGGCGACGGGCATAGCGTCACGGCACAGTCAATTCCCGACATCATCAAAGGCGACGAATACCTAGCCGCCCGCGCCGCGTCGCGAAGCCGAAACCGCGGCCTCAATATCGCCAAAATGTCATCACCAGGCGCCAGCTAATGGCCGGAATAATACAGGCAATCCGATCGTTATTCAGCGGACCCACTGAGGCCCGCCGATTGTCCGCGCGCTACGACGCCGCCGTCACAAACGACGACAATACGCGGCACTGGGCAAACGCTGACGGCCTGGACGCCAACGCGGCCGCATCGCCAGGCGTTCGCAACACACTTAGAAAGCGCGCCCGCTACGAGTTCGCGAATTCCGCCTATTGTTCCGGTATTATTCGCACGCTCGCCGAGGATTTAATCGGCACCGGACCCACGCTCCACATTCAGGCCGCCGACCAACCAGCGGCAAGCGACGTTGAGCGACATTTTGCCGAATGGGCGGCCGAGATCGACCTGGCCGCACATCTCCGCACAATGCGCCAAGCGAAAGCCGTTGACGGCGAGGCGTTCGCGCTGTTCATTTCCAACCCGCAACACGAAAGCCCCGTCACGCTCGACTTGCGAATGGTCGAAGCCGACCAGATCGCCACGCCAAACCGATCGCCGGCGGCCAATTCTATCGACGGTATCGAATACGACCGACACGGAAACCCGGCCCGCTATCACGTTCTGAGGAACCACCCAGGCGGCGAAATTACCAGCCTGGCGAGCCAATACGACAAATGGCCGGCCGACCTGGTGCTGCACCTGTTTCGCGTCGATCGACCAGGCCAACGCCGAGGAGTGACCGAGCTGGCGCCGTCGCTCGAATTGTTCGCACAGCTTCGCCGCTTTATTTCCGCGACGCTATCCGCGGCAGAAACGGCGGCGCTGTTTTCCGGCGTAATGAAATCGACAGGACCGGCCGACGCGGACCCCGTCTCTGTTGAGGCGATGGATTCTATATCCCTTGAGCGAAATATGCTCCTGACGCTGCCGTCCGGTTGGGACATGCACCAGATGAAAGCCGAACATCCGAACGTCACGTTTGACAGTTTTATCCGGCGGATTGTCAACGAGGCGGCCCGGCCCTGGTCGATGCCGCTTAATATCGCGCTCGGCTCGAGCGAAAAAAGCAACTATGCCAGCGGAAGATTAGACCATCAAACATTCTGGAAAGCCCAAGACGTCGAACGGTCTTATCTCGATTGCCAGGCACTGAACCGCATCAAAACGGCCTGGCTTGCCGAAGCCCGTTTAATTCCCGGCTTCCTTCCCCCGCGATTCGCACACCGGCACGCATGGCGCTGGCCCGGCCGGCTCCACATCGACCCCATGAAAGCGGCCCGAGCCGCCAGCGAACGATTGACCAACAATACAACCACGCTGCGCGATGAATGGGCAAAACAGGGAAAAGACTGGCGGCAAGAGATCAAACAACGCGGCGAGGAAATCGCAGCGCTTAAAGCGGCCGGCGTTCCCGTTGAAGACGCAACGGCCGCCGTGCAGGCGTCCGCGCTCGACTTCGCACGCATCACCGACGCCGCAGCCGACCAGGCCACCGAGCAGATCAGCGAAAATATATTAGACGCCGAATTCACACCCGCTCAATAACACAAGGCGCCACAATGGCAAAGAAACGAACGCGACAGACCCGCGCCCAGGCACGCCGACGCGCGCAGGCACTGGCGAACGTGCCGCAAGATTTCAAGATCGTCTGCGCAGGCGATGGCGAATTTCAGATCGACACCATCGAAGCGGCCGAAGGCGAAACACCCAAACCCCGGCAATTTCGGATGCTCGCATACACCGGCGGCAAGATGCTACTGGCCGGCTTCAGCTATCCGGTTATCGTCGATCTATCCGGCTTGACCATTCCCAGGAGATCGCAGCCAATCCTACGCGACCACGACCCCGCGCAAATCGTCGGACACACAAACACAGTCAGCAATTCCGGCGGATCGCTGAAGCTTACCGGCACCATCAGCGGCGCCAACGCGCACGCGGAAGAAGTCGCCGCCAGCTCTGACGCCGGTTTCCCCTGGCAATCATCGATCGGCGCTCGAGCGACCCGCCTGGCGTTTGTCGATGAAGGCGAAACCGTCACCGTTAACGGCCGCCGACAAACCGGCCCGCTCTACGTCGCACGCTCATCGATTCTAAGAGAAGTTAGTTTTGTTGCCGTCGGCGCCGATTCCCAGACATCGGCCGCCCTGATCGCCGCCCAGGCACACACCACACACAGCACGGACACCACACACGCCAATTCACCCCGCCCCCTTACTGCAAAGGCCCTTTCTATGGATTTCACCGCCTGGCTCACCGCCGCTGGCTTCAACGCCGATGACCTCACCGACGCACAAACCGCGATCCTCCGCGCCAGTTTCGACGCGGAAGCCGAAGCGGCCGCCGCCGAACCCGTCGCACGAACGACGCCGACAATTACCGCCACGGATCCGCCCGCCGCGGACGATATGCAGGCGAGCCGCGCCGCCCTGGCCGACGAAACCGAACGCGTCGCCGCAATTCACAACATCTGCGCCCGATACGACAACCCGCGCGCCGACCAGGACAGCGGCGAAAGCCTGGAAGCCCACGCCATCCGGCACGGCGAGACGGCCGATTCCGTCGAATTGCGCTGCATGCGCCAATACCGCCCGAGCAATGCACCCGAGCGGCCCGAAGCAGACGCGGCACAGATCGACGCCCAGGCGATCGAGGCGGCCCTTTGCTTGTCCGTCGGATTGTCCGAAGAAATCGCCGCCCGCGGACTCTCAGCCGACGCAGTCGACCGAGCCACCGGCCGGCAATACCGCGGCATGACGATTCAAGGACTGATGGAGGCCAATTGCCGAGCCGTCGGCAAACCGTTCCACGGCAACCGCAAATCAAATGAGTTCATCCGCGCCGCACTCGGCGCCGCGATCGAAATTAACGCGGCAAGCGGATTCTCAACGCTCAGCCTATCCAACGTCCTCGAAAACGTCGCGTCGAAAAGCCTGGTCGCCAGCTATCAGTCGATCGCGACGACCTGGTCGGAATTCTGCAAAGTCACATCTCTGACCGACTTCAAAGCCCACAGCCGCTACCGGCTCGACTCGACCGGCGCCTACCGCAAAATCGGCAAGGCCGGCGAACTGAAACACGCCGGATTATCCGACGCGAAAACCACCGTACAGGCCGACACATACGGCACGATCATCGCGCTGACCCGCCAAATGATGATTGACGACGACCTGAACGCGTTCCTCATTCTGCCTCAGCTCATCGGCCGCATGGCATCGACGGCCATCGAAGAAGCCGCCTGGGTATTGCTCTTGAGCAACCCGAGCAGCTTTTTCAGCAGCGGAAACGCCAACCTCATCACCGGCGCATCATCGGCGCTCGATATTGGCGCATTGACCACCGGCGTACAATCGTTTCGCGACCAGGTCGATGGCAACGGAAAGCCGGCACTCGTCACGCCGAACACCTTGCTAACCGGCTCGGCGCTCGAGATCACGGCCCGCGAATTGCATAGCGAATTGCGAGTTCAGAGCGACACGACCGCCACGAAGCGCAATTTTGCCGCGAACCCGCACGTTGGCCTCTACAACCCCGTCAGCAGCCCCTACGCCAACAACACGGCCATCACGGACGAAGACGGAAAGGCGATCAGCGGCCAATCCTCGACAAAATGGTGGCTGTTTGCGGCCGTTGACGACCGCTCAGCAATGGTGATTGGCTTCCTGAATGGGCAGCAGTTGCCGACGATTGAGCAGGCCGCACTTTCGCCCGAATTACTCGGCACGTCGTTTCGATCGTTCCACGACTGGGGAATTTCAATGGATGACCCGCTGGCCGCATTACAGAGCAACGGAGGCTAGACAACCCCGGCCCGCCAGCCAGGCGGCCGACGGCGACCGCTCGCCGTTTCCCGGCGCATGGCCGCCTGGCTTTCTTGCTTTCGACAACCTTACAGACACACATTACCAGCCCCCACCAAACCACAGGAAACCCGACACGATGAAAACACCCAACACGCGCCGCCTGATCGTTGCGGCTTGTCTGTTCACCGCCGCTGGAATGGCCGCACTGTTTACGGCCACCGTCGGCGACCCGCTCGCCCTGGTCGCTAACCTGGCCGCCCTGACCGCGGTTGGCCTGGTCGCCACGCGCTGGAGTTCATCCGGCAATATCGACTATACGCCCGCGGCCGCCGTTACGGCCGGCGTACCGCAGCAGCTCGGCGACGGCCGCGTCGGCATTCCACCAACCGACATCGCAGCCGGCGCGCTTGGATCCGTCCAGGCGGAAGGCGTATTCGACATCGCAAAAACGGCGGCAACCGCCATCCTGGTCGGCGGCGAGGTTTATTTCGACGTATCGGCGCAAACGGCCACGTTCCGACGCGGCGCAGCCACAAACGACTTTTATCTCGGCGTGTGCGTCAGCGATGCGGCCAGCGGCGACGCCACCGTCAGAGTTGCCGTCAACCAGCGCCCGAATTACACAATCGACAGCAACCGCGACGCGGCGGAAACCGCCATTGTTGCCGCCGCAGGAGCGCCCACCGTCAGCAACCGAGCCGGCGGCGGCCACCGACTGCTATTCGACACGACCGCCGAAGCGCAGAAGGTTGATTTGCTCAGTGATTTGTCGGTCCCCGTCACCGCCAACGGTATCGCCCGTTTCCGTATTAACGTCACCGACAACGGCGACCACGCCGCGCTTGACCTCAATGTCGGCCTGGCAAGCGGCACGCACGCCACCGACGCCGACACGATCGCGACAAGCTGTTTTATCCACATCGACGGAAACGACTTGAACATCTCGCTC